ACGGGCAGCGCAGCCACCAGCTTCAACATCTACGATCAAGTTGTGACAATCCCAAACCAACCGGGTGCGGTCACAGTAACAATTAACTAATTGAGCCGGATCGCACCTTATGGCAGAAGACTTCAAACTAGTCGATTGTAATCTTGGCAAGGATACCGATGCCGAGATGACGTTATTTGTGGACGGTCAGATTGAGTTCCTAACCCAATCTCATTCTGACCTCCATAAAAATAAGATTCCAAAATGGCGCAAACTCTATCTGGGCATCCCCATGGAGGACATCAAGTCTTTTCCGTGGCCTAACGCAGCCAACACCATCGTCCAAGTTATCGGCGAAACAACCGACACCCTCGCGGCCCGCATCCTCGGCCTTGCCTACGCCACCCATCCCCTCTGGCCCTTCCAAGATTACCGAAAATTCGACCCCGCTGACACCCAGCAATTCGAACACGCATCCAAAGAGCGCCGGACGCTCGAAGACTTCATGGATATCATGGGCTTCGAACCATCTGAACTCGACCTCTACCGCATCGAGGGGTTGTGGTGTACGGATATGATCAGGTTGGGGACAGCCTTCCTCAAACTCGGTTACGAACACAAGGTCGAGACGACAAACGTCGGCTACACCTCGGCAAGGTCGAAGGTGATCCAAGGTGATGAAACAACTATCTATTCAGGGCCTCGGGTGCATAAGCTGCGGCATGAAGACGTTTTCCTTACGCCTGATGCGTCTACACCGGGGGAAGCGGAGTTTGTATTTCAAGTGCGTACGTTGCGCCGGAAAGCGCTCGAAGAACGCGCCTTCACCGGAGCCTACTCCAAGGCTGCCGTCGATGCCATCCTCGATTCCCCCGACCGAAACGGGCCAAAGCCCCAGGAGAAATCGGAACTCCAAGACCAAGGAATCGTAGAGCGGGGTAACTTCGATGCCAATGCTCAATGGGACATCGCCGAATGCTATTACTCCTGGTGGCACAATGATCGGAAGTTTCGTATCATCGACAGCTACCACAAACGCACCAAGACCGTCTTGCGGAGGGTATTCAACTTCCTCCCTCAGAACGAACTGCCCATTCTGCGGGCAAGGATGGGCTACCGGACGGACGGGATGTACGGGCATGGTGTTGCAGAGTTGTTGGAGCGCTATCAAGAGGAACTCTCGACGGTCCACAATCAACGCCTCGATAATGCGACCGCCGCGAACACTCGCGCTCTCCGCGTTTCTCCGCGTGCTCGAAATCTTGACGCTAACGTCGAACTGTATCCGATGGCTCTCCTCGTGGGCGAGAAGGATGACATTGAGGCGATCCAGATTGCGGACGTATACCCCTCATCGTTCGAAAACGAGAATGTCACTCTAGCACACGCTCAGTCACGGGCGGGAATATCGCCAGCTATCTCGGGATCTGGAGGCGGTGGGCCTCAGAAGAAAACGGGATCATACTCAAGCGCCGGTACCCTTGCGACCATGCAAGAATCAAATAGCCGCGTTAACCTCGACGCCAGTGACTTCCGCCACGCCCATGTCAAGCTCGGATCGTTGCTGACAGCAATGTACGCCAAGTACGGAGTTGGCGACCGCGCCAAAATGTTCGGTCTCGACGCAGATATTCTCAAGTCCGCGCTGAAGGAATTTGACAAGAACCGTTTGGCTATCCCGATCCGCGCCTCGACCGCGTCCCTCAACCGGGAGATGGACAAGCAATCTGACATGCTTCTGGCGGGATTGCTCCAGCGCCACTACACGGCGGTCGGCCAACTGATGCAAGCCATGTCCTCGCCGATGATCCAACCCGAAGTCAAAGACTACATGGTCAAGACCGTCCGATCATTAGACCGATTTATCAAACGGGTGATGAAGGATTTCCAATATGACCAACCAGAACAATACGTCCCCGAGCCAAAGCTCCCCGACTTCTCAGAAGGTCAAGGTGGAAAAAATCCGCCGCCTCCTCCGGGAGGGCAAGTGGCCCCCAACGCTGCATCCATTCAGTCAACTGCTGCGGCTACCCCCGGTCGAGGTCCAGCAAATGTTCCAGCTCCCGGCGTGGGTGGCGTGGCAGGCGGGACTCCAGCGGCTCCTGGAGCTGGCGGAGGCGGACCTCAAGTATGAGGTTGGTGAGCGCAAAAAGATTGACGTTGAGGTGGTCTATCAGTTACGCTCCTTAATCAGCGGGTACAGGACACTATTAGCCGTACCCGAGGAGATAGACGCATATGGCCTGGCATCCATTCAAGAAGGAAACGGAGAACCCGACAATGGCAACCGATCCAGAGAAAAAAGTGGAAGAGACGACGCCGACGAAATCGATCGCCGAGATAATCAGCGAATCGCTTCAACCGTTCAGCGCAAAGTTCGACAAAATACAACAGGATATTGACGAAATTCGCACTCCCAAACCACCCGTCCGCACCGTCGCAGCGGAGAGGGTAAGTGTGCTGGACGACGAAGATGCCGCGTTCAACCAACGCATGACACCGATTCTCCAATCCCAACTCGAACTCGAAGCCCGCTACAACCGCGACCAAGTCAAGGCCGAATATGTCGAAGCCGGCTTTGGAGATTTCTGGCGCGAGAACGAGAAGCGGATCAATGACAAACTCAGCACATCTCCCCTCGTTCAACCGGACGGCAATGGCGGAGTTCTCAAGCTCAGGGGCGATGAACAATACATCCGCAACGTCGTCAACATGTTCATGGGCGAGGCTGCGAGGGCGGGCGGAGTTAAGTTCGATGGGGCCAAGAAAACATTCTTCCTCGAAGGTGCAAACGGAGGAGAGAGCGCTGCTGGTTCGCGTGCTGCCGAAACGGAAGGCTTAACAGCCAAGCAGGTGAAACTCGCGCAGCGTCTCGGCATACCGATGGATGCAATGAAAAAAACTGTTTCGAAACTTGAATTTGTAAGCTAGGAGTGGCAATGGCCGACGAACAGAAACGAGCCGACGTAGCAAAGATGCGTGGAACAGTTGCGGCAGGAATGCAACCCGGCCCCGACAAGAAGGCATTCATCGCTGCCCAAGGCGAGAGCGAGAAGGGCGGCAAGGACACCACCGCTGACATGGAATCGAGCGCCTACCGTCAGCGCAATGTCAACGCGGTCCAGGGGTCGTTCAAAAAGGGTGGCCATGTCGCCAAGACCGGACTCTACAAACTCCATAAGGGCGAGACGGTGGTGCCCAACAAGATGATGGCCCACGGCAAAAACTCCAACATGATTCGCAAAGGCTCGGCTGCGATGAGCGAATGGGATAAGGATGGCGACTGATGCCCCAAAAGAATAACTCCTACATGACCATCGAACCTGCCCCCACCAAACCTCGCACGTTCACCGATCGCAACCTCGAACGTGGATATGGTGAGGGCGGTGCGAACAACGTCTCGACCGGGAACGCGAAGCCCGGTGGTACGATCGGCCCGATCCAACGATCATCCAGCATCAAGCGCACTCAACCGATGGGGAGGGCATGATGGCCGACCCGCGCGACAAGCAAATAGAAGAACTCCTTTCTCGCGTTGCTGTCCTTGAACGTCAGATGGAAAGAATCGGCGCACCTCTTTATCGAGTTAAAGGTAATCTCCTGATTGAACGTGTCAAGAATCTCCCCAAACCAAATTACAAACTCAGGAGTGCTAACTGATGGCCGACGAACCTGTGAAAAATATTCCTATTGATAAAGTAGAAATAGAATGTCCTAAATGCCACCATAAGTTTTGGCATCATATTGGTGACGCATTTAAAGCTGCACTTGATGGATTAGGTAATGCTATTGGTGAAGCAAAGTGGGGAGAATGACAATGGCCGACGGAGCCGCACGTTGCCGCCCTTCTCTCGAAGATGCCCTCCTTGCTCACGTCGATAAAATCCTCTACGAAGCCGTCTTTAATGGATTCTACGGCGAGATCACCCTATCATTCAAAGCTGGTAAAGTGGTGTTGATCCGCCGGAACGAGACGCTCTTGCCCGGCGCCGAATCGACGGTCACAGAATAAATTTGCATCCCCCTCAAAAAGTGTGTTAGATTTTGCAAGTAGACATTCCGCACCCTTCCTCCCCAGAGACAAACTCACCGGGTTGAAGCGATCTCAAGGATAACGAGATGGCTTTAACGAATCAAACATCACGGGACATTAGCGCGAATATCAATGCTGGCAATGTTAATGATAACATTGTCGTGGATACGCAAACGCGCGTCCGCAAGCTCTCCCCCGAGGCGGCGATCCTGTTCGACAAGTCGATCGTAGCCCGGCCCCTGAACTCTCCCGAAGTTTGCAGCATCCATGTCAAGAACACTGAATATTATTATCGCTGGGTTGCAGCCCAAGCTCTCGGCGGGCAAGTTTATATGTCCCGCAAAGCGATGGGCTTTACCAATGCAACGAGCGATGATGTCGAAATCCTGGTCGGGGATGCGGTCTGTGACAAAGGCGAGATCCGCGCCGGCGACCTGATCCTGATGAAGCTGCCCTTCCAAAAGTGGGCCGCTCATGTTAAGTCAAACATGCAACGCGCCAACATGCTCGGCAACATGCGAGGAGTCTTCCAAAAGGGCGGCTCAACCGATGTCATGAGCGACGAGAAGGCTACGCGCGCTTCGGTCAATAACGAACCCTTCGACCGCTCCAAGCTCCAACACTTTATCCCGGACAACCCGGACGCAATTATCAACGATTCCATCGAATCAGGGCGCGTCGAAAAAACCCGCGCCGTTATGCAAGAACGTCAAAAAGAGAGGTAACACAAAATGTCGATTTCCGCGACTCCCATAGTTCCGGTCCAAACGATCAGTGGCAATCAGTTCAACGCCAACCGCTACACCGAAGAGGCGTCGATCACCGCCCTCTACGGCACCCCGACGCAAATCGCCTCGGGCGATGGCGGATGGCAGGCGTGGGCTGGAACCGCCGCAACCAACTCCGGCACCTTTATCAGCGGTATCACTTACGAGGCGTTCCACAATTACGGCGCCCTCGGCGTCGCTCCCCTACCTTATCAGCCAGTCGTCACCGCCGGCTCCACGATCACCTTCGGCAGCGTCCAAAATCAAGCGAGCGCAGTCAACATCCCGATGGGCGCGCCCTTTACGGATGGACGGATCGGCGTCTGGCTCCCGACCCGCGACACGGTTTTCAGTGCGGTCTTCGGGAACAACGGCAACACCGCCACTCCCGCGATCACCGACATCGGCCTCAACTATGGTCTGACGATCGACTCGAACTCGAAATACTGGTACGTGGATAAGAACAAAACTTCCACGAACGCCGTGGTCACAATCGTTGCGCTCGACCCCCGCGAGACACCAGCAGCGGGTACGAACGTGTTATTCACCTTCATCCCAGCAGCAGTAACCGTTGCGGGAGCGTAGTTAAAAAAGGAGTGGTATCGACATGATGGTTCGCGGAACATTCGCACAAACACTCGCCCCCGGTGTACACCACTGGTTTGTCGAGTTTCTAGACCTCCAGATGCGGAAGGAGGAGTACTCATCGATCTTCAACATCGAGAACTCCACCCAGGCATACGAGGACGAAGTGGTCATGGCAGGGACCGGGCCGATGCCCGAGAAGCCCGAAGCCAGCCAGGTGATATACGATGACCTGGTACAGGGCGGAACCCGCCGGTACGTCCACCTCAGCTACGCGCTCGGCTCCCGCGCCTCATGGGAACTGATCGAGGACGACCAGTACGGACTCATCAAACAAGTCCCGAAGTCTCACGCTCGGTCGGCCATGTTCATCCGCGAACAGGTCGCGTTCAACGTCCTGAACCTCGGGTTCTCGACGCTGACGACCGCCGATGGCGTCTCCCTCTTTAACACTCAGCACCCGTTGCTGGGCGGCACGCAGGCGACGAACATCGCGCCGGGCGTCTCGAACGTCATCTTCGCCAACGGCACCTACCCGAACCGTCCCAGCCCGGACCTCGACCTGTCCTTCACCGCCATCCAGGTGATGATCAATCAGTTCGAACGGATGCCTGACAGCCAGGGTATCCCGATCCGTTGCAAGCCCTCGACCATCCTGATCCCGCCCGAACTCAAGTTCACCGCGCGCGAGATCCTCGGATCGCCGGGCAAGCCCTACACGGCCAATAACGAGTTGAACTCGTTGCTTGGTGAAGACCTGAAGTTCCAAGTCTGCCACTACCTGACCAGTCAATCGGCCTGGTATGCGGTGCCGGACAAGGAAATGCACCAACTCAAGTTCTTCGATCGCCACCCGATCGATGCCGACTACGACGATGACTTCGACACGCGCTCGACGAAGATCATCACCTTCCAGCGCTTCAGCGCTGGTGCGACCTCATGGCAGGCAACGTGGGGATCGAACGGTCCATAAAGAGGAGAACCCGATGAAGGCCCTGTTACCAACAATCATTGCCGCGCTGACCGCCGTAGCCGTGGCGGTCGCGCCCCAGATTCAAGCAATCCTCGCCGCTCACCCGACCACCTCGGTCATCGTGGCGGCGGTGTATGCGATTATCGCTCACTGGTTGCCTTCGCCCGCAGCGCCCCCGGTGGCCTAGCATGAAGATGGCTCAAGCGAAGATCAAGCGCACGATGGGTGAGTGGAAGGCCGGAACCCTTCACTCAGGCAGCAAGAGTGGTCCGAAGGTGAAGTCGCAGAAGCAAGCGGTCGCAATCGCCTTGAATCAGTCGAGGAAGAAAAAGGTTTGAAATGGCCCGACTCCATACCGAACACCAGAATATTTATCACGAGTGTTCGAGGTGCGGGTTTACGAGGCCGATCGCAACGATGATTTGGCAAAACGGCATCCTCGTTTGCAGCGGCACGGACTGCATCGACACCGCCATTATCGGAAGCTACGAGTTGAATGTGGCGAGGGCGGTTGGGATTTGGCGACACGAACTCGAACCCGACCGGAAGCTGACCGAGCCAGTTGACCGGAAGAATGATATGAATGATGTCTTGTACTGAAGGAGACTAACGTGGGCGAAATTACAAATTTTCCGTATGGTGCATCGAGTTTCGGAGTTGTCCTCCCTGCCGCGCCGTTCTACTTCAACGTCTTCGGTGCAGGCACGATCTACGTCAACGGCAACAATGGCGCCGATGGGCAGTATGGCACCGACCCCACAACCGCCGTTAAGACGATGGGCCGGGCGTTCCAACTCATCCAATCCGGCCAGACCATCATCCTCGAAGGTCAGGTTAAGGAACAGATCACCGCGCCCCTGAACGTCAGTGATGTGACGATCCTTGGCGCTGGCACGAACCCGCGCTACGGCAACGAGTCGAGCTTCACGAATCCGCTCCTCGACTACGCCGCCGCATGGCGCCCCCCGACCTCGCCAGCCGCCACCACTCCCCTCCTGACCCTTCGTCAGCAGGGATGGCGCTTTGTTAATATCCTGTTTGATTGCCCCTCCGATGCTGCGGGCGTATTGCTGAAGCGCGCGGAAGATGCGGTTGATCCTGACCCATCCCACGCATCCTTTTATGGCTGCGACTTCGTGGACGGAGCAACCGGGATTCAAGACATCGGCGGAAGCTCGAACATCACCATCGACACCTGCCGCTTCCAGCGCCTCACCAGCCGTTCAGTCTATAGTTCGGCTCAGGCCATCGCGCTCCCCTTGCAATGGCTCGTGCAGAACAACACCTTTAGTGACGTGAATGGCGGGATGACTTTCCCCGGCTCCAACTGCGTCATCCAGAACAACCTGTTCATGGACGGTGCGACCAGCCACTACACCAACGGGAAGATCAACACTTCCGGCGGCGCGCGCAACATGGTCATCAATAACTACACCTTCGATCTCTCGGCTGATGTCGATCCCGCGCATGGCTACACGGGCAGCGCAACCGACGTATGGCGCACCTTCGCCATCGACGCCGCCGATCCGGTTATTACATCTCCTCCAGCGTAGACAAAGGAGATTGACACAAAATGGCAAACTTAGCCACAAATCCTTGGTCGTTCACCGGAGCTGATGTCCAGGTTCAGACCATCTCCACGATCACCCTCAACGCTGATGGTAGCGTGACTGTGGTCGGAGTTGGCAACTTGACCGCTGGAATGGTGCAGGAAGCCTTCGTCACCATCGTCGGTGTCACGAACGCGCTCTATAACGGATTCTACAAAATCACCGCCGTCACCTCAGCCACGACTGCGGTCCTGTTGCCATTGCAGTCGGACGGCCAGAAGCCCCCGACCGGGACCGCCGCGAGCGCAGGGGGCACCATCATCCTCACCCAATGGCGCGACAATGAGCGCATTGAGGATCTGAGCTGGCAGAACATCACCGCCGCCGGCGACAAGCTGATCATCTACGACCGGAATGGCTTCCTCCTCTGGTCCGCCACAGGATACGCAGCCGGCTTCCAGAACCGGGGCAAATTATTCTGGTGTCATGGATTTGCAATAGCCCAGATGGACTCGGGCACCCTTCTCGCAACAATCAACTAGGAGCAATAATGTCAACAATTCGAAAATGGTGGCTCCTAGCGATAGCCGCCCTCGTCCTGTTGTCCCCATCCATCGCCAGCGCGGATGGCATGTACTCGCAAAACTTCACCGCCGTCGCCACCAGCCCGACCATCAACAACGTCGGGACCGCGATCGCTTTTCACCAACTCACATGGAACGTGGTCGGGACCGCATCCGTGTGTACGGTCGCCCTCGACACCAGCGCCGATGGAATCACCTGGTCAGCCGGGGGCGCGATTACCGGCCAAACCTGCACCAGCAACGGCACCTCCACCGTCACCAATCATATCGTCAATTATGTTCGGATCAACGTCACCGCTATCACGGTCACCGCTGGATCGAGGGTGAACATCGTGTGGAATGGTTATGTCAATAATCCAGGTGGAGGAGGGGGTGGAAGCCTTACGGCTACGCAAGTAGGATTTGGTTCTGGTGGAAACACCCTGACAGGTGCAACCACGCTAACTTACGACTCTACAAACAAATTTTTAAGCGTACTTGATGGATCACCTTGCAGTTTAACGGTCATATCACTTTTAACTGTTTGCGATTCCACTGCTGCCGTTACTTTAGCGCAGCAGGAAATTATTGGAAACAGCACGGCGACGATAGCACAAACCTGTTGGACAATGATCGGTAGCGCTGGAAATACAGGTTCTTCTCGTGGAACGTATTCTTGCTTGGGTGAGGAAACTCTGGGAGGAGGCGGTTTATTTTTTACCCAAAATTCCAGGGCCAGTGGAGGAGTGAGTTGGCAAGGGAGCGGCGGGGCAGTCCCAGGAGCATTAGAAGTTGGTGTAGCTGGAATTAGCAACAATGCCGCGATAACTGAATGGTTTCACACACCAGATGGGGGCATTTCTGGATTTTTGAATAACGCAACTGGCGTAGCTGACATTACATTAAACTCCACACTGTCAACGTTTAAAATGCCCGTTACTGTTTCAGCAGATGGAGTTCATCCGGGTATAATTTCATTGGTCGGCAACACTACACTCCCCACTCTTCCGGCAAACACGGCCAGTATCATCGGCTCGCCTGCTGCCACGCAAACATCGTGGAGCTTGCAGCTTCCTACGGCCATTCCCGCAAACGGACACTTGTTTACCTGTACAGTATCTTCTACGAATTGCCTGCTCACGGATGGTGGCGCGGTTCCTACGGGAACAGTGACCAGCATTGCCACAACCTCTCCCATTACAGGCGGAACGATTACCGCTACGGGAACTATTGCTTGCGCTACGTGCGTTACTTCTGCGGCGTCTTTGACGAGTACAAATATCATGACCGGAGCCGGATCGCAGGCTTCGCAGACTCCATCCTCAGCCGCGACCTTAGATGGCAGCGGAAACATGGCCGCGACTAGCATTAAAGTAGGAACATCGCCACCGACTTGCACGATTGGTACAGCAGGCGTGCTTTGCGAAAATGAAGGCACGGCTCCTACAGGCGCATCGAGCGTGGATGCTCTCTATGCAGATTCAACTGGACATTGCCTCACCATTCTTAATCAAACCGCGAATTTGGGCTGTGCGCTTGGCGAGCTTCGCGCCACGATGACAGCCGATTGGACATGTGGAACTGGCGGAACGGTTTCTTCCTGCACCGCGGCGGTAATTGTTGGCTCAACTGGCGTGCCAATGACGATTACCTTACCGTCGGCGGCGTTGTCATGGGATTTTGACTGTGATGGTGTAGTGGGGTCCGCCACTGGCGATCCTGCGAATAATTGGAATCTCATAACTGCAACAAACGCTCCCACGAACACGATGGCAAGCTATTCAATGGGCACGGCGGCAGCGGTCGGCGCTTTTGGGGCTACCACAGGAAATTCCTCAACCACTACTTTCAACATCGGTGGCACGTGGACACTAGGAGGAACGGCCACAAAGATGCCGTTCCACATTCATGCGCGAATTGAAGGCGCGTCCGCATCGGGCACCGCAGTCAGTCTGCAACTAGTCGATCCGACCGTTGGCGACCTGCTCACAATCTATCGGGGGATGTCATGCTGGGCACATCAATGAGAATGCTAAAGCGCATTCTTCCACTTCTCGGGTTGCTAATCATCTGTGCAATTCCTAGCCATGCTCAGACATTTGTTCGAGCATCTACCAGCGTGGAAGGGAATCCGGCAGTAGGGACGTTGACCAATACCGCAGGAAACACGCTCATTGACTTCGTATACTGTTACGCTACACCTTGCACGATCACCGTTTCTGATACTGTAAATGGCGCGCACACAGCGATTGCAAATTGTACAAACATGCTTAGTGCCGGGGTTTCCGTGTATGTTTTTGAACGAGATTCCATTGGCGCTGGGGCAAATACAATCACTGCGACGGTCAGCGCCACCTCTGATATTTACGTAGCCGAATACAATAATATGGCGGCTTCCGCCTTAGATAAAACAGCGTGCTCTACGTCGTCTACAACTACTTCTTCCGTTACAACCACTGCGGCGAATGAAGTGCTTATAGCAATGGGATTCAGCAACTCTACAACTCCATCGGTGGGAGCTGGTTATGCAAGTCGATGGACAAGTTCAGGAACTACGTTCACAGGACGCGGGGAAGATCAGAACGTCACCTCAACTGGAACTTATGCAGGAACCATTGGAGCAACGACGGCTCCCCGAGGAATCATACTAATAACAATGAAACAGGCAGTCAGCGGTTCGGCGGCGAGTATGGTAGCAGGTCCATCTAAAATTGCCGGTCCCGCAAAAACAGATTAAATGAAAAACACACTAAAAGCTATATTGCTTATCTTTATCATGTCCACTTGCGCCTCGGCGCAAATGCCTGCGGGAGTAAATTCATTTGGAGATTCGATCACGGTAGGAACCGGCGTAACTATCAGCGTCGGAAATGAATATTACAACTGGATGAAGGGCACGTTCGGCGGCGTGGACACGAATTATGGAATCACAGCCACGCAAGCTGCTGACATGACTAACACGGTCTATACACACATATTAAATACTAGCAGCAGCCCAGCAACAACCATGCTGATCGGAACCAATGATGCGAGCCTGGCTGGCGTGGGGGCAAACAAGGAATATATTTTCAATCGGGCGCTTTCTTCGGCAGCAGCCTGGTCAGCAATTCCCCATACTAGCATGGTGTGGGGGCAAGACGCAGGTTGCGTAAAGTCTGGAACTTGGGTTGCTGATAATACTTTTGTAACAGGGGTGGCCGAAAAGTCAACCACGAATGGCAGCACTCTCACTTGCACAATTACAGTCGGATCATCTGGAGTAGCATACGTCGCCTATCGAGCTATAGACTCAAACGGTGGAACGATGTCTGTTACGATTGACGGAAGTACCCCTGGAAATGATTCAACTCTAACCGCAACTGGTCCGGGTGGACAATGTATTTGCGCCAATGGCGGTGCAACGCAAACGGAATTTCTCGCCCGATATAGTGGATTGTCGGTAGCATCCCACGTTTTTGTGTTCACCGTGACATCGGCTACCAGCGCAAGTAATGTCAACTCTCTCATTTGGGTAGGAACTACATTCACTGTGACTAGCTCAACTCCTCGAGTTTACGTTGGTGGCGTGATTCCGCAACAGAACGACACATCGAGCGCGGCCACTAAAGAATACAACCTTGACGTTTCTGGTGACATTGCCGTACTTCGTGCGGATGGTCTGCCTATCGACTTTGTGGATGTGCGGGGATATATCAATTCAGGAAACGACTTTAACGGTGGATCTGCTCCGGGATTTCCTGCGATTCCTTCTATTGTCACCTGCCCAGCATCTTCCAGCAATCCTCTGCACCCTGGAGATTGCGGGCACATTCATATCGGACAAGCATTCATGTACGCCTATACCACGGACGGCAGCGGAGGATTTAATCACGCTCAAACAACCGCGTTCGCTACCGGGTCCAGCGTTAACTCACAGGCCGTTGTTTTATCTGGTCCTCCAGCCGTGGGGGATGTAGTTGCCTTATCTGTGGCGCTGATCACTTCGAGCACGATTAGTTCCATAGCAGATTCCAACGGAAAGGCATATACAATATCAACTCATTCTCCCAGCAATGGCGTAGTAACTCCCTATAACAAGGTGTTTCTAGCTTACCGCATTGCCACGGGAGGTGAATCCGCAACCATCACAGTAACTCCGGGAACCAATAGCAATGTTGACATATATGCAGACGATTTCTCCGTGTCTGGAAGTGCCGCATTCTTTGGAGCAGACATAACAGGAAACGGAACTTCCGCATCCAGTCCCACAACCTCTCCCAGCATAACGCCAAGCGCATCGGGAAATATGCTATACGCTGGCGGTTCGATTACGAATTTCGCCTTTACGGGGATGTCTGGAACGTGGACCGGATCGGTGGCAGGAAGCTATGACGCTGCGGGCTATATCACATCTTCCGGCTCTGGTGCTACGGCAGTAGCATTCGCGTTCTCCGGTTCGCAGACTTACAACGCCATTGCAATGAATTTCACCCAAGCTGCACCAGCTGCGACTCCAGTAATCAGTCCATCGGCTGGAACGTACACATCTCCACAAACCATCACAATGTCGTGTTCAACCCCGGCATCTTCTATCTACTATACGACCAACGGAACGATACCTTCTAGCGGGAGTACGCTTTATACGGGAGGATTCAGTCATTCCATACCTGCAACTGTAAAGGCAATTTGCGAAGCGGCGGGATCCGGTAATAGTAGCATTGCAGAGAACGATTATGCCCTGTTTGTAGCTGGAGCTTACACGGCTCGAACTGATCTTACGCCGCAGGCTTATCCGGGCACGATTCCTTGTCCTTCTGCTGGAGGTTGTGGTAGCGGTGGAAATGCCACGGGACAGGGTTATTGCTTTACTCCAAGCGACTTCAACAATCTTACTTGCCGACTAACTGATAACAGCGCGGGAGGAAGCCAACATAGTTACGGTGCGGATTGTGGTGGTTCATCAGAAATAAATATGTTTAGCTCTGATGACAGCTTGACTTTTGCTTGTACTGGCGGAAGCGTTCCTATTGTTTTGAATATACCCACAAACCTTTCAAATGGATCAAATGCCATCACCACGCGATATATCAGTCAGGGCCCAAACTTTGATGGGATGCTTGGCGGTTGCGCGGCAGGTTCAACATTTATAACCACCACTCCCGAATTTAGTTTTACTCAGCCTAAGATTGCTTATGTGGAGAGTTTTAACGCTTCCGGAAATCAATCAATTTGCCAGTACGATTTTACCAGCTCAACAACGATGCCAACCCCTGGAAATGGCAAAGTTAGCGTACTTATCGACCTTTCCACATGCGCGGGATCATTAGCAGGGGTTGGATATGGAACTTATGTTGACGATGTAAACGTAAGTTCAGATGATCAGACTTTTGCTGTCATGGGAAGCACCACGGCAGGTCAAGGTTCCACCGGGGCGGTTTGGGTTGTAGTGTGGAATAGGACTAATGGGTGCCGCGTTTGGAATACGGCCACGGGTGCAGTTACTGGCGCGATGGGAGCACTTGCCTATCCGACGGGATCTATCAACATCACTGATAGATTTTATCTTCATAATGTTCGTCTTAGTAAGAATGGACACGTCATCAAGGTCACGCAGAACACTTGCACCGCATCTCCCGGCGGATGTACAGTTAACACCAATACCTACATTTGGGATATTACAGGACTGACCGTAAATCGAATTATTAACGATGGCACGCTTGGGTGTGGTCACAATACTATCGGCCAAGTTGAAACCATGAACCTATGTGGAGGATTTCAGTTTCGCCCCTTCAGTAGCAACGATGCGAGCGGAACGGATGTACTTTCTGGAAACTACCCTCCTAATTTTACAGAAGATGGGCACGCTGGCTTCGGCAATGGCAATGCGGCAGATACATTGCCGGTGGTCTGGAGTCTGTATAACGGACAGTTTACGCCTGTTCAGGCTTGGGACAATGAAGTAATCGGAGTACGGCTCGATGGCAGCGGGGTGGCCTATAGATTCGCGCATACCTATGCAACCGGGCTTGCGGTTGATTTTGGAGCACAATTTGGAATCGGTGCCGTATCTGCTGATGGAAAATACTGGATTTGGTCAACCGATTGGGATGGGATGCTTGGTACAACTGCGCCCTCTAATTCCTGTACGATTGGTTCAAATTGCAGGGACGATGTTTTCTTGGCCGTTTTGCCTCTGGCGGCTGGCGGCGGCGGAACAGGCACCAACATGCCCGCAGGCGTGACGATTAAGGGAGTCACGATACATTGAGACGCATATGCCAGTTAACATAAAGGATGACGGAAGTTTCGAGGTTATCTACGGCGGCCCCTACAAAGGGCTGGACGCACAGATGCCCGCGAACCTGATCGACCCTGCCGAGGCAACCACCGTTAATAACTGGATGCTCCGTAACGCGACCCTCCAATCGCGGCCCCAATTCATCCCCTGGACGACCGACAACGGCGGCACCAATCCCTACACCGGATGCGGGACGTTCCTCAGCCCGGCCCAGTTTTACCACACCTTCGCCACCGACTCGATCGGCAACCTTTACAACCTCAACGGCTCCACAAATACCCTGGAGTTCGTAGCCAACTTTTCGCATCTGACCGGGACCAATCCTCTCCAGTGGCGCGTGATCAACTCGACCAACAACGCCCAGTCCGCGCTCTACATGGTCAACGGCGCCCAGACAGTTTGTTCGTGGGACGGGACGATTGGGCCGACTGGAGGGGGAGCGATCGTCACCACTCACCTTGGATCAGGAGGGACGGGGTATGCAGTCAATGACACTGGTACGCTTACTGCTGGAGGAGCCAACGCAACCTACATCGTCAATACCGTCAGTGCCGGCGTCGTTCTCACCTACACCATCACCGGAGCTGGTACTGGATACTTCGTGGGAAGCTCGGCTACTGCAACAGGAGGCGGCCAGCCTGGAGTCGGCGTGGGCCTTACTATCTACGTTGACTCGGTTGCCGGAGGAGGACCGCAACAGGATGTTGTCAAGGTAAGCGGAACTGTGATCGGCGCCCGGTATATCGGGACGCTCGCGCAACATGCGATCCTCGCCAACACCATCGGCATCGCCGGCACGGATGGACCTTTTACGATCCGCTGGAGCGCGGTCGGCCTACCCACCGTGTTCGATCCCGCCGTCAACATCAATGCCGGATTCAATATCCTGATCGACTTCGCGGATGCGATTAGCGGGATGATGTTTCTAGGCCGCGTGGCATATATCTTCCACCGGACGGGGATCACCGAAATGGCCCCGACAGGCGTGGGTACCGCCCCCTTCGACTTTAACCACATCTGGAACGCTCAGGATGGAACGGGCAGCATCTATCCCTACACGATTGCTCAGTATGGCCAGTTCGGAGCGTTCGCATCCACCGAGAACATCTACATGGTCCAGAACTATCAGTTTCAGCCGATCGGCGGCCAAGCGCGAGATGCCATCTATGCCGACATCCACGCATCATTGCAACAGATCGGCAGCAATCAAATCATGGGCACCATCGCTCCTGCCTACAACGACAACTACATCTACACCACCTACCAGCTCTACATGCCCAGCAGCCTGACATCGACGGTAATGTGGCAATATTCGATCGAGGGCGGGTACTGGGAACGATTTACCTTCACCGGGGAAAGGGTAACAGGCATCCCGACCTTTTGCCTGACTAAATAATGTCAGTTTCATTCAATCCGACAAATGGCTCAACCATTGCCTTCGGGAATGTGGTGGTGGGCGCGAGTGCGTCTCAATCATGGACCGTCAAGCAAACAGGCGCGACCGC